CAGATCAGGTAATGCAAACTTTAAGACTCAGATAGTTAATTACCCTGTACAGTCTGTAGCTACGGCTGAGATTGTACCATTAGGTGTGATACTATTGTTTAACAAACTTAAGAGAAAGGATTAAAAAGTGTTGTAATTAATACAGTACATGATAGTGTGCTTATAGATACACATCCAGATGAGATAGATATAGTTAAAGAAGTAGGCCCACAGTGTTTACTAGATGCACAAGATGAAGCTAAGAAACGCTTTGGGCTACCTGATTACATCCCTCTAGAAGTAGAGATGTCTCATGGGAAGAATTGGATGGATCAAGGGGAATGATATGCCACACGCAGACAGAGATAAAAGAATAGAGTATATGAGACAGTACTATATAAATAATAAAGAAAAGTACAGAGGGTATGATTTAAAGAGAAAGCCAAAAGCAGCCATCTATAATAAAAAATATCAAAAGTCAATTCAAGACATTAATAAGCACTCTGATATAGGCATACCATTTTTAATGAAAAAACTACATGCAATGAGGAGTAGACATGGCTCTGTGACATTAACAACAGGAGAACTACTAGAATTAATACCTAAAGATTTAACGTGTCCTGTATTTGGAACTAAGTTTAAATTCGGTACGTATCATGACTGGTCCGATAGACAAAAGGGTATGTCTGTAGATAGAATAGATAATAGTAAAGGCTATCATAAAGATAACGTGGTGGTTGTTTCTTTTAAAGCTAATACCATGAAAAGTTCAGCCACACTTAAGGAGCTATACCAAGTTGCAGATTTTTATTATGAATTGGAGAAAAAGTTACTTGACAAATAGACTACTTTATGTTATAAGAATTGTTCATTTAATGATTGGAGTTTTACATGAACGGACTAATTAAGATAGACGAAAACACTACTGACTTTTCCATGTTATATACTGTCCCAATGGATAGTGGACCTAACTTGGCAAGAGCCAGGATTAACAAAGACAATACAGCAGAACACAATGGGGATATGGTAGAGGGCATACCTGCACCATCAATAGGATTAAATCACCCTGACTATGGTGATGTCTTTGCTAAAGATACCTACTTCAGGATCTTTGCAGAGACTATGCAGACTTCTGTATATGATCCAGACTCTCAGAAGTTCTCCAATATATCTCAACACTTTATGAGCTTTAAGAATAAAGCATTAGATTGGTTTGGTGGTGACAAGTGTGGTTGGGTAAGCAATGCGGAGAGAGAGAAGCTACGTGCATCTGATCCTATTGCCTATGCTACTGCATCTAAAGCTAAGTTAAGTAGGAACCTATTCGGTTTGATACGTATGGATAACCCTATCGCTGCATCAGGTGAGAAGGTAGAGATTGATGAAGTACCATTCCGTATAAAGCTTGGGCCTTCTAACTTCTTTGAGATTGGTAAACTACTACCATCTATTAAGAAGCAGTATCAAATGGAACCATTTAACTGTGACATAAAGATAGGTTATGAACTAAAGAAAGCTGGTTCTAATAAGTACTTTGTATTGAAGTATACACCTATGGTTAATGAGCGTAGAGCATTGACTGAAGTTACGAGGGCATACCTGCAAGACTTTGCTGATCTTATTACTATGGAGAATGAACAAGTAGTTAGTAAGATGAGAGAGAACATGGTTCCTGGTGAAGTAAAGACAGATCTAGATCCAGACAAAATCATTGATGATGAAATTCCATTCTAGATGGATCTTCAAACAACAATTGATTCTTACCTAGCTGGTGATCCTAAGATACCTGACGATATAATCTTTAGAGCTAGTCAGATGTTTAATAGTAAGCTAGGTAAGTTTAACTTTAAGAGAAAGGGGGGAGCAAAACTCCCCTCTATGTCTCAGGTGGGTAAGCCTTTCTGCCAACTACACGCAGAGAAACTAGGTTGGAAGAAAGCACCTGAGTCTAACTCTTTCCGTATCAAAATGCTTTATGGAGATATGACTGAAGTAATAGCTGTTGCAATNTTATTAGCAGCAGGAGTAGAAATAGTAGACTTAAATAAAAGAGTAGGCTANAAAACACCTGATGGCGATTACATTAATGGAGAACTTGATTTAGTTATNAGGGACGGTAATGGATTCTCTTTGTGGGATATTAAAAGTGCATCACGATTTGCATTTGAAAAGAAGTTNGCTTCTTANGATGCATTAAAAAACAATGATGACTTTGGGTATTGCGCTCAGTTGTTTGGTTACACTAAGGCTGAACGAGAAGAGACTCCAGAGATCAAAGCAGGTGGTTGGATTGCAATCAGTAAAGAAACTGGTGAGATGAAAATCGTGCAAGCTGATCCTGATGATGAAGAAAGCTATACTAATAAGATAGAAGACACGATCACTAGATATAAAGAAGCGAATGAAGATAACTTTGTACGTGGATTTACTGATGAGGAAGAGTTCTTTTATCGTAAACCTACAGGTAATAGAAAACTAAAGATGACTTGTTCTTATTGTAGCTTTAGATATACTTGTTGGCCTGACTTGAAGTATGAACGTAACCCTAAATCGAAATCAGCCAATGCCTACCACCACTACACAGTCTTCAAATAGAATAAGTGTATCGTCTGCGAAAGCTAAGGGACGCAGACTCCAACAGTGGGTACGTAACTACCTTCAACAACACCTCAAAGGTGTAGAGGATGATGATGTTACGTCAACTCCTGGTGGAGTCAATGGACCTGATATAGGTCTTAGTCCTTTAGCACGTAGACTATTTCCTTGGACAGTTGAATGCAAAGCAAGATCATCCTTTGCCATATATGCTGCTTTGGAACAGGCTGAAACTAACATGATGAAAGCTACTAAACCTGTAGCAATACTAAAAGGTGATCGTAAACGTCCATTAGCATTGATGTATGCTGATGATTTTATGGAGTTGACTGTATGTCCGAAGATGAAGATGAAGAAATAGTACATGAGGTGACACTACCAGATAATACTTATAGTGTTTTCTGTACCTTTGACCCTATAGATAATACATTACGTATCTACGATGGTGATTTTAATTGTTCTGATGCTATAAAAGAAATAGGCTCAAGCGTTAGAGTTGTTATGGAAAGTATCGTAGCAGAAGCTGCTGCTAGAATGGCAGAGGTTAACCCTGATATTACTGTTGAACCAATGCAAAGAATTAAAAAGGTTGAAGGTAATGTTGTATATGCAAATTTTAATGAGAAGGTACACTGATGATTTCAAGAGAGAACATATTAAAAAAGGCCAGTGAACTTGTAACAGGTGACAGAGATAAAGAGTATGGAGATGCCTTTACCAACTTTAATGATATTGCACAAGGTTGGGCATTGATATTAAAGAAACAAGTAACTAGAGAAGATGTTGCTCTATGCATGGCGTGGGTTAAGATGGCACGATTAGCTAAAAACCCTAGTCATCAAGATAGTTGGATTGATATGGCAGGTTATGCTGGTCTAGGTGGTGAGATAGGTTCTATGGATGCCAAGACTAAGTTAGATACTGTTAGACACACTGAAACAGATTGGCAATTTTAAAATCTCATGGTAGTATCTATTTATATAAATGCCCAGATAGACAATGATGCCTGTTGGGTTCCTGTTGATGGTAAGGCAGGATTAGAAGAAGATATGAAAGAGTTAGTATCGTCTGCTGTTTCAGATGCTCTAGAAGGTATAGTCATAGATAATATAAAGGTAGTAGTAAACGATGACATTTAAATCAAACATGAATCCAATGTTCAGATCTAAGTTCTCTGAAGATATATTTAACTTAAAGTATGCTCACACTGGTTGTGATACATGGGAACAACTATCTAGAGTATTAGTTGAAGATGTGTGTGGGGATTTACGTGCAGGTGAACAACCACTTATGCGTAAAGAAGAAAGACAGGAATTACAGAAACTTATAACAGAACTAAAATTTGTACCTGGTGGTAGATATATTTACTACGCTGGTAGAGATAGACGTTTCTATAATAACTGTTTCTTGTTATCTGCTGAAGAGGATACAAGAGAAGATTGGGCTAACCTTAGTTGGAAAGCTGAATCATGTTTGATGACAGGTGGTGGTATTGGAGTTGATTACTCTATATATCGTGAGTCAGGAAGATCTCTAGGTGGATCTGGTGGACTAGCATCTGGACCAATTCCCAAAATGCAGATGATAAATTCCATAGGAGCTAATGTTATGCAAGGTGGATCTCGTAGATCTGCTATGTATGCATCACTTAATTGGAAGCATAACGATATACCATACTTTTTAACTGCTAAAAACTGGCACGATATGCCTGTAGGTAGTACAGGATTTAGCTTTAAAGATATAAAGGAGCAGGACTTTAACTTCCGCGCACCCTTAGACATGACTAACATCAGTGTTAATTATGATACTGATTGGCTGATGAACTATTGGAAGACAGGTGATGTTGGTGAGGTATTTAAAAATAATGTTAAACAGGCATTAACTACTGCTGAACCTGGATTTAGTTTTAACTTTATGGATAATGAAAAGGATACCCTAAGAAATGCTTGTACGGAGGTTACTTCTGCTGATGACAGTGATGTTTGCAATCTGGGTAGTATTAACCTTGGACGCATTGATTCACTTCAAGAGCTTTCTAGAGTGGTTGAGCTAAGTACTAAGTTTTTAATATGTGGTACACTAAGAGCAGAGCTACCTTATGCAAAAGTATATGAGGTTAGAGAGAAGAACAGAAGACTAGGTTTAGGTCTTATGGGTATGCATGAATGGTTAGTCAAACGAGGAGAAAAATATGAAGTTACCCCAGAGTTGCATAAATGGTTGGCAATCTATAAAGGTGTCAGCGATAACATCTCTAAGAAATT